TAGTTGAAACTTTAAGATTGCATTTTATTAGAAAATCTATTCCTAAAAACCAATACAGTAAAATCAAACCGATTTTTAACTTAAAAGGTAATAGTTTTCTAATAAACCCTGCTCGATTATTTACTGATACAAGCACAGATATTGTACATAAAGCACAATACATAAGATTAGCGGGGCGTAGAAATTACGCCATATATAAACATTACGGTTACACATATCTAGACCTATCTTTTTATTCAGATATTGACTTAAACGCAATAAAATCAAATCCGCTACTAAAAATAACAGAAAACAAAATTAACTTCAAATACGAGGAAAAATAAAAATGGCACTTAGCTTTAAAAATACCAAAGGTAAAGCACAATCAAACAAAGTCGAATCTTACGAATACAAAGATGGCGAAAATACAGTCCGCTTAATTGGCGGAGTTCTTCCACGATATATTTATTGGCTTAAAGGCACTAACAATAAAGATATTCCAGTTGAATGTTTGGCATTTAGTCGTGAAAAAGAAAAGTTTGATAACATTGAGAAAGATCATGTTAGCGAGTACTTTCCAGAAGCAAAATGCTCTTGGAGCTACTCTGTAAACTGTATCGACCCTAAGTCGCAGAAAGTTGTTGCTCTAAATCTCAAAAAGAAACTGTTCGAGCAAATCGTTACAGCGGCTGAAGATTTAGGTGACCCTACTGACCATGATACAGGTTGGGATGTTGTGTTTAAGCGTGTAAAGACAGGACCTCTACCTTTTAATGTTGAATACACATTGCAAGTTTTGCGTTGCAAAGCCCGCCCATTAACTGATGACGAGCGTGCTCTAGCTAATGCTGCTAAGAATATTGATGAGAAATTTCCTCGTCCTACCGAAGCAGATGTAAAAGCCTTGTTAGATAAGATTACAACTCAACAAGACGAAGATGGCGAAGCCCCTTCTTCTGAGCAAGAAGCAGTCAAAGAACTTGGTTAACAAACTAAAGCCCGCTAAACAAAATGCTTAGCGGGCTTTTCTGTCTTATAAGGCAATATGAAAGTATTATTTACAGCTGACGTCCATATCAAATTGGGTCAGAAAAACGTACCTATTGAGTGGGCAAAGAATAGGTTTAATATGCTCTGGAGTCAACTAGAAGCTATTCAAAAAGAGTGTGATCTTTTTGTTATTGGCGGAGATGTTTTTGACAAACTTCCTAATATGGAAGAACTAGAAACGTATTTTGATTTAGTTAACTCTTGTAAGATTCCAACAATTATTTATGCTGGAAATCATGAGGCTGTTAAGAAAGATACAACCTTTTTAACAAACTTAAAACAAGTTACTAACAGACTAAATCCGCAAGTAGAAATTATTGATGACTACTGCAAAATAGAAAATATGGATTTTATACCATATAATAAATTAAAAGAATTTGAAAAGAATCCTTTTGAAATTCGTGGAAACATTTGCTTTACTCATGTTCGCGGAGAGATTCCGCCCCATGTAAAGCCTGAAATGGATTTAGAGTTATTTGCTAGCTATGACGTTGTTTTAGCAGGTGACTTGCACAGCTATGAAAACTCGCAAAAAAATATTATCTATCCTGGAAGTCCCGTTACTACTAGCTTTCATCGCGGGAATGTGGCTACTGGTGTTGTTTTACTGGATACCAATAGCCTAGAGCATGAGTGGCGTAAGCTACAATTGCCGCAACTTATTCGCAAGACAGTTGCAGTACACGACCCTAAACCGCAAACTGACTACGATCACACAATCTACCAAGTTGAGGGCGATATGCAAGAACTTGGCGAACTAGAAGATTCAGATTTAATTGATCGTAAAGTTATTAAACGAGATACAGATTCAGCACTAATCTTAGACAAAGAAATGTCTATGTCAGAAGAAATTCGCGAGTATCTTGCTTATATATTAGAGTTGCCAGAAGATACTATTGAAAACGTACTAAAGGAGTTTCAGAACCATGCAGACAAAATTGAATCAGAATAAAGCAGAAGTTTGGTCACAAACTAACTGCCCTGCCTGCCAAGAAGCTAAACGATTATTAACTTCATATGCTATTGAGTATACGGAGTGTATGATTGGTGTAGGCACATACACTAAAAAAGATTTAATTGAAAAAGTACCCAATGCCCGAAGCGTTCCACAGATTTTTATTGGTGGTGAGTATATAGGCGGGTTACCAGAACTAAAAAAGAGACTACTCGTAAATGATAACTATAAAACAACTACGATGGGCTAACGCCTTTAGTTACGGAAAAGATAATAAGATTGACTTTGTTGCAGCTCCACTCACACAATTAGTGGGTAAAAATGGGCACGGTAAAAGTTCTATTGCTCTTATACTAGAAGAAGTATTATTTAATAAAAATTCAAAAGGTATTAAAAAAGCAGATATTCTTAACAGACACATTAAAGATAAGTCGTATAGTATTGAACTAGACTTTAATCGAGATGATGTAGACTACACAATTAAGTCTAGTCGTGGCACTGCACAAATAGTAAAACTATTTAAAGAAGGCGTTGACATAAGCGCACATACTGCAACAGCAACGTATAAAATGATTGAAGACATTTTAGGTTTTGATCATAAAAGCTTTGCACAAATTGTTTATCAGTCAAATGCAAGCAGTCTAGAGTTTTTAACTGCTCCTGATACTGCTCGTAAAAAGTTCTTGATCGAGATTCTAAACTTAGGTAAGTATACCAAAGCTGCCGAAGTTTTCAAAGAAGTAAGCACTCAACTTACAAAAGATATTGCAGGCGTACAATCGCAAGTAAATACTGTAACAAGCTGGTTAAATAAGTATGAAAAAACTGATTTAACCCTAAAAGAAATTATTGCAAGCCCTGAACTAGATACAAATCTTATAACAGAAGCTGCAGCGCTAGACTCTAGTATAAACAGTATTGAGTCTACTAATAAAAAGATTTCTCAAAACAATACTTACAAGCAACTACAGTCAAAGATTAAACTACTGCCAATTCCTCAAAAGCCCGAAGAAGGTATAGAAGGTTATCAAGCAGAAGTAGCAAAACTATCTAAAACAGTTAGTGATGCTCAAGCTTTTGTTATAAAAATGAAAGCGTTGCACGGAACGTGCCCTACTTGTTTATCAGATATTGATGAAGAAAAAGTAGCTGAATTAATTGAAGAAAAAACTGGAGAAGCTGAAATAGCTGCTGTAGAAACCGTGAGTTATACTCAAAAAATAGTTGAAATTAAACAGCAAAAAACAGCTTGGCAAGAAGCTCAAAAAGCCCAAGAAGATTGGGAAAAGTATCATGCTCTTATAAGTACAGAGTTACCAGAAGCACTATTAGACAAACAAACCCTACAACAACAATTTACAGAATTGCAAAATTCAATTACCGCTACTAAACGTAAAATTGTTGAAGCAGAACAGTATAACAAAGAAGTAACTGCACACAACACTAAAGTAGACTTAGTATCAAAACAATTGGTTGAGATGAACCAAGAACTAGAGGTTTACAGTGGCAAACTGCATGAGTTAAGCGAAAGAATGAGTATTTTAAATGTTTTAACAAAGACATTTAGTACAACAGGTCTAGTAGCATATAAGATTGAGAGTTTAGTAAAAGACTTAGAAGATATTACAAATAGATATTTGGTTGATCTAAGCGATGGAAGATTTCAAATTGGTTTTAAAATCAGTGCTAGTGATAAATTAAATGTTGTTATTACTGATAATGGAAGAGATATTGAAATTTTGGCCCTTAGTGGTGGTGAGAAAGCAAGAGTTAATGTAGCTACGTTGTTAGCTATTAGAAAACTAATGCAAACATTGTCCAGTTCTAGAATCAATCTATTAATACTGGATGAAACTGTAGAGACGCTAGATACTGATGGTAAAGAAAAGTTAGTTGAAGTGCTACTACACGAAGAACATTTAAACACTTTCTTAGTAAGTCATGGCTTTAGTCATCCCCTACTAGAAAAGATTAATGTTATTAAACGTAACAACATATCCCAAATAGAGGTATAATATGATTTTAGAAGAAATTGACGGAGACGTAAAGGTTGTCCTAAACGGAAAAACTTTAGCAATAGGTGATAGCATTGAAGATCATCAATACGCACTAGTAGCAGTGCTTGGTAAAGGCAAAGCAACTTTTCGAGTTGATCCTAGCTGCACTATCGAAACTAAAGGTGTAGAAGCTGTAGTAGAAATACCAGTTGTTAAAGCTGCTAAAGCCGCTGTTAAAGTAGAGGCAGCACCTGCTGAAGTAGTTACCCCGATCGTGGAAACTCCAAGTGAAGCTACCAAAGAAGCGTAATGTCCGTAGATCCTAGAGCCAAAGGTGCTAGAACAGAAACCACAGTACGTGATTTGTTAAAAAAGCATACAGGTTTAGCGTGGGAAAGAGTGCCTGGATCAGGTGCTCTTGACCCTAAACATTTACTCAAGGGCGACTTATACGTCCCTGGGCTAACCAACCTTTGGTGTGTAGAAGTTAAAGGCTATGCGGAAGATCACCTTACTTCACACTTACTAACATCCAAGACTCCACAATTAGTAGAATTCTGGCAACAGACTACTCGTCAAGGCACTCAAGTAGGCAAAAAACCATTATTGATTTTTAAATTTGATCGCAGCAAAGTATTTGTTGCTTTTGATGAAATGCCTAACTCACAAAACTATCGTTGTTTATACTATAACCACGAAGACCACGAATTTTATGCTGCACTGCTAGAAGATTGGTTAAAGTGGGAGCAGCCAGTATTTGTAACTTGACAAAACAACTTAACAGTGGTATAATAACAGATTAACACGCAAACTATATGTCAAAAACATTCTCAAAAATTACCGAATCAAACAATACTCTGTTAGTTGTTGACTCTCTTAATCTTGCATTTCGCTATAAACATAGTGGTGCAACAGATTTTGCAGAAGATTACTTACGCACAGTTCAAAGTCTTAAAAAATCATATAAAGCAAGTCATGTGATTATTGCTGGCGATATGGGTTCAAGCTCTTATCGCAAAGCTATTTATCCTGAATACAAACAAAATCGTAAAGATAAGTTCGAGAATCAAACCGACGCTGAAAAAGCAGCTTTTGAATTGTTCTTTGAAGACTTTACCAAAACACTAGAACATATTGCTGAAAATACCGACTTTCCAGTTTTACGCTTTCAAGGCGTTGAGGCTGACGATATTGCAGCATATATTGTATCAAAAAAATCAAAACTCCCTGTTGATGATATCTGGCTAGTTAGTTCAGACAAAGACTGGGATTTATTAGTTCAACCTAACGTATCAAGGTTTAGTTATGTTACACGCAAAGAAGTTACAGTTGATAACTGGAACGATCATTATGACTTTAATCCCGAAGATTACATTAGTATTAAGTGTCTTACTGGTGATACTGGCGATAATGTTTTTGGTGTTCCAGGCATTGGGCCTAAAAGAGCCGTCGGCTTGGTTAATGAGTATGGCAGTACCTATGACATTATTGCAAGCATCCCTATTAGCGGTAAATATAAATACATCCAAGCCCTAAACGAATGTAAAGATACACTAGAATTAAACTATAAATTAATGGATTTAGTAACCTTTTGCGAAGAAGCAATTGGTACTGAAAATTGTAAACAAATTGATGAAACCTTAGAGTTATATTTAAAATGAACGGAACAACTATATCAACTATTGGATATAATCCAAGTACCATGACTTATAGTAATGTATTAGAATGTATGCTAAAGCCAGGAGCTCAACTTCCTTATCGTGCTCATCCCACAGACGCAGGAGCAGATTTAATGAGCAACGAAGATTTGGAAATTTATCCAAACGAGCAAAAACTTGTTGATACGGGTATAGCGATTAAAATTCCACAAGGCTTCGCAGGCTTTGTGTATAATAGAAGCTCTCAAGGAAAAAAGGGAATTACTATCCCTCACAGCGTAGGCGTGATAGATAGTGGTTATCGTGACACAATTAAAGTTTTGTTAAAAAATA